TATACAGTCGCTGTATACGCCTTATATAGGTTCACCATTGCCGATGACGCTCCCCGATATCAGTGGTAAAACAGTATTTGATAGTACCAATAGGGTATCAAAACAATTTATAATAACATATGATGGTTCAACGCCACCAAACATTGTAACGGCAGCGTGGAAAACATTCGCTTACGTTTAAAATAATGGATTATGACAACAGTCTAAGGACGGACTTATGAGTTGGTTAAGCAGTTTATTTAGTGGTTCGCCAAATCCGGCAAATTCCGCTATCCCCTATCTTCAACAAATCCCTGGTCAAACTAGCCCTTATCTAGATCCTTTCTTCCAGGCTGGCAAAGGTATGTTAGATCCCTTAACGCAACAATACTCGCAATTGATGAGCAATCCAGGTGCTCGTGTTAATGAAATTGGTGGGGAATTTGAGCATTCACCTGGTTACCAAGCATCGATTGATCAGGCCATGAAAGCTAGCAACAATGCTTCTGCCGCAGGAGGCATGGCCGGAACGCCACAAAATGAATATAACTCCATGAAGATGGCAACTGACTTATCTAATCAGGATTATTACAACTGGCTTGGTAACGCGCTAGGACTCTATAAAACTGGTTTGTCAGGTGGGCAGCAAATGGCTGGCATGGGGCTAAATGCTGGTAAAAGTATGGCGGATATTATTGCTCAAACATTATCCGGTGAAGCTGGATATTCCTATGCTGGCCAAGCAGGTAAAAATCAGAATATGTATGGTTTTATGGGTGACTTAGCAAAAGCGATGGGTTCGGCAGTAGGTTGGGGAAATACACCAACACCAAGAGTATGAGGAGTAATAATAAATGAGCTTTACACTATGGGTTCCGCCCATGCTTACGCGCGCTCAGTCAGGAGGCATACCGGATATTTTTGGAAATCTTCTGAGCGGTTATCAGGAAGGGCAAAAAGCTAAGTATCTGAAACCTAGTCTTGAAGAAGCATTGAAGAAGGCGCAGATAGCTAATAAGCATGCTGAACTTGCTAACACGCACGCAAAGATGGCTAATGATTACTACAAGCCGCTTAATGATTCGCTGTTGGAATTGAGACAAGCCCAGACTGGGGAAGCACAAGCTAAGGCACAAAAGGCAAAGCTCATACAGGCGATGCAAGCGCAATTACTGGGTGGTGGTAATCCTGAAGCAATGCAGGGCGGTGAACAAGGCAATGGGCAGATGCAGCCAAACTTATCACCTTATATCGCAAATGCAGCAGCAAACGGTAATGGCGCACCGTCTGAACAAGGGCAATACGCACTTAATGATGAGCAAATGGCGCGGTTATATAAAGCTATGCCACCTCCTCAAAATTCTCAAAGACAAAATCCCCAGGGCATGCAATCTTCAGACTATGCCAAAAATGCGATGATTTCACATCTTCTTGGGCTTGGTCAACCACAAGTAGTGCAAGATGCGAGCGGCAAATACATAGCTACTTCGCCTTTGGGAAATGCCGATACTGGGGTCAGTGGTTTAAGTGAAAAAGACAAGGCACGGGAAAAAGAATCAGCAAAAATAAATGCTCAAAAAGATTTGGCGGACTTTAAAACATCTTCGCAAGCACAACAAGATCTTCCTGTGCTTCAAAACGCTTTGAAATCTGCTTATCGTATGAGAGATATTATAAAAAATAGGCCAGGATTTTGGGGACATTATATAGCACCAGAACTATTTGCTAAAAGAGCCGATGATCCTTTAGTGGGAGAATTTCAAGGACGTTTAGTGCCTCAAATTGCTGAGATAGAAAAACAATTATCAGTCAAAGGTAATCAACTTGCCCTTAAAACTGCCAATCAAAAAGTGCCGTTATTTTCTGATTCTCAGACAACAGCTTTAGGAAAAGCTGATGCAATGATTGAATCTTTAATTGATAGAATCAAAGAAACTGAGAATTTATCAGGTGGCGTTATACGCAGAGGTAACAAACGTTTTAAACGCGTTAATGGCGAATGGCATGAGCTTGAAAAGGATGAGCGATAATGAAAAAAGTTACCGATAAGTCGCTTATTGATTCATTAAATCAAGAATATGACGATTCATCAGAAAAGCTTAATGAATCACCAATCGACTATGTTTCAGGAGAATCAAAAGGTGTTGGTGGGATCGCTTCTGACGCGCTTAACAAAGCAATTGAACTTGCTTTAGGATTGCCAGGGGCTATTGCCAACATACCTAGTGAAGTTTATGGAGCAACAAAGCAATCACTAATAAACCCTAAACGCGCGTCACAAAATATTCTTGGTGGCTTTGGACAACTAGGACACGGGGTCTTGAGTGCTCCTGCTAATGCTCGTGATTATTTAGTGAAAAAGGATCTTCTTTCTCAAGGATCGCCAAGCTTGAGACTTCCAGAATCATCATTGCCTAAAGATTATAACTATGCTGAAGCATTAGGCGCGCATGGCCAACAAGCAGGAGATGAGCTATTACGTAGTCTGCCAAGCAGTATAGCCATGGCACCATTAGGCGAAGGTTTAACCGCTTTAGATGAATCCATGGCACCAATGCTTGCAAAGACTGGTAAAGTAAGCAAAGCCAATAGACTAGGCGCTGAAAGAGATCTTGCTAAGGCTGCTTATGAACAAGATCAAGCGTTAGTTGACGCGCTACTTAAGAAACACGCCGAAGAAGGCACAGGGCTTAATAAACCAGAAACTATTACTCGACAGATGAATGAGAACGCAAGGAAAATTCAAGAGTTACATCCTGCTACGCAAATACCGGAAGAAAACCTACAAAACCTATTAAACTGGCCTACGGGTGAAGACTTAGTGCCTAATGCTATGAAAGCTAAAGATATGCAGCTTCGCGAAATAGAGCATTATATAGGCAAAGGGAAAGCTCATGATGTGGAATTGGCTAGTGAAATCAACAATTCAGTAAAACAGGCAAAACAGCACATTCAAAAAAATTACTACGAGCCAGTTGAAGAATATACTAAAAATAATTACGTGCAATTACCGCGTACTCCTGACGTAGTAGAAATTGAAAAAGAGCTAGAGAAAATAAGTAAATCCCCAGAATTCAAACAATCACCTGGTTTTGACAAATTAAAACAGGAACTTATTAAACAGCGTTCTAAAACAGATTTAGTACCTGCTCACGATTTCGTTAAACAATGGAAAGAAACCAAGCAAGCGGCAGCTAAAGCACGTAGAAAAGGTTATCAAGAGGGTGGAGAAAGCCAAGCATATTGGCAAGATCAGGCAGAAAATCTAAAACAATTAGCAGACAAACAATTACAAGTATTGCAACATCATTTGCCGCCAGAACATTTCAATAAGTTAATGCAAGCTAATAAACTTTGGAAAGAAGAAATAACCCCATTTTATGGTAATAAAATCTATGAGCAAGCCAAAAAACTTGGGCGCGTCGATGTATCAAATATTATGCACGAAGTAAGAGGGCATGGTATGGGTCAAGATAAAATGCGTGAGTTACTATTATCCAATCCTAAATTGACAAAATTGGCAATTGGACATTCTTACGCAAAAGCACCAGAGAAATTATTAACTGCTGGTGAAAATGAACAAGAATTTATTGCAAAACTCCCACAGCTTCAAGGCATGCTCGAACGTCTAAAAGGCCACAACCGCAATATAGAAATCGCCAAGGCTCACGAAAACATATTAAAAGCAAATCGCGCGCGCACAGAAGGCGTCCATCAAGAATTATTTAAAACCCAAAAAGAACGCCAACATGCGATAGCTGAAACAGAACGCTTGAATCAACACAACATTGATCTAGGAAATAAGAGGCAAGAACTTGAAGAAAGTTTCAAGAATAAAGACATTTCCAAAGAAAAATACGAAAAATTAGATAAAGAACATCAAGAGACCATAAAAAATAATAATCGCTTATTGAGAACAATTAAAAAAGGCTTGGGTTATGGAGCCGCCGCAATTGGCGGTTTCGAAGCACAAGACATAATCAGGAAATTGTTAGGATAATAATAACGCAGCAAAGGATTTGCAATGCTAGAAAATACAATACTCCAAAAAACTACATTATTAGATTTTGACGTGTCTTACCAACCCCACAGACCCTATCTAACATTTATCATAAAAGACAGAAAGTGCGAAAAATGTTCGAAAGACATATTAATGACATTAGGGAGCTTGCACCCATTCAAGGGCTTTATGTGTGTAATACAGTGCGAATTAAACTGTCACAGGCTCTCGCAGAAAGTAACCACGGAGTTTATTTTAGGTATTAGCGATAGGGAAGTTATCAGCGTTGCGAAAAAATTTCGTAGGCATCAGAAGAACAAGCTTAAGGACTAGCAGGAAGATAGCGGGAAATAGGGAAATCATAAGGAAATCGGGAACACTACGGAAACAACCCAAGGATTAGGGAACTACAATGTCAATTAATACATCGCTGCTAATCGCAGCACCCATGCTGCAAGATGCCCTGGTAGCTAAAAACGGTTCGCCACTAGTGGACGGCGTCGTCACTTGCTATCAAGATAACAGCCGGACAACATTGAAAAACTGGTACTATCAATCTGGCACCCCAGGTAACTACACCTACATAACGTTGCCTAACCCGCTGACATTAAGCGCCGCTGGTACAATCTGTGATATTAACGGCGTAGACACCATACCGTTTTTCTATCCCTATGATGAGAACGACGATGCTGTGTCACAGCCATACTATATTACCGTCGTAGACCAATTTGGAACGTTGCAATTTACACGTGCGAACTTTCCTTTTGTTAGAACTTCAACCACTCCCGTGATCCCTCAAATAGAAACATTCAATAATTTGATTATCAATAATGGGTTCTGGCGTAATATTCAGCCTAACTATATTAACCAAACACTGGTTAGTGTTGCGCTTAATACTTATGCAGTGGGCGGTGTTGTGAATGTTGTTGTAGCACCGAGTCAACATGATGGTCTTACCATGCCAGATATACGTTTTCTCAAAAACAATACCAGTGCCACGGACACGGTAACATTTACACCGTTTCCCGCATCAAATAGTCCGGTGATCTCACTGGCTGGTACGCCATACACCACCCCAGAATATTATATTAATCATCAATGCACCTCAGTTGGAAGCGGTGAAACGCAAAAATGCTATCAATTTCCAATCGCATTACATCTTAATAACTTGGCGAATTTACCTTTTACGGTTTCTATACAAGCGCAGTGGGGCGGTTCAGGTTCCCAGGTGATACAATTAAACTTACTGCAATTTACGGGGACTGGCACAACTTCGCCAGCACCCATTAGGATTGGCGGTACGTCGATTACGCTAACCACTGCATGGACTAACTATAATCTCATAGATGTATTCCCATCGATAGTAGGTCTACCATTAGGTCTTGGCGAAGATGACGCATTCTATTTGCAAGTGCAAATGCCCTTTAACGCTTCATGCGCGATTAATTTTACGAAACCGAGTTTATATTTAACTACTGAAGCATTACCTGTTAATGACTTTCAACTCTACGATCAGGTAGCGGCGATAACTAATAGCCCACGTGTAGGAGATACGCGCTCTGGTTATAACAGCTTTTATTATTTCGGTTGGCTACCCATGAACAATGGCCTAATAGGCTTGACCAATCCTGGCAGTAGCACGGCTTACGTACGCGCGAATTCTGATACCTGGAAACTATTTAATCTATTATGGACAATAGGCAAAACCTACGATACCGGAAGCAATTTTAACCGTCTGTTCCCAATGTACACGAATACTGCTGGCACACTTGCTCTTACCAATTATGGTTCAACAGCATATGGCGATTTCACGACATCATCACCATCTCGTGCTCTAAGTCTGCCGTATCAAATGGGTTTAGTCATGATGGGTACTGTTCCATTAGCAGCGTTGCTACAAGCTAATAGTACTTTTACTGGCTATCAGGTGCCAGTTACCGCCTCTAATGGCTCGCCAGCATTGACGTTTAATTATACCAATACGCTTAATTTCGGCATATTTCTAGGTGCTACAATATCTTTTCAAGCGACCGGAAGTTTGCCCGATGCTATACAAGCAAATGCGATTTACTATGCGATCCCAAGTACTGGTACTGCGGGACAATTCACAATAGCCACAACATTTGCAAATGCGATAGCGGGCACTGCGATAGCTTACGGCACAACTTCAGGCTCAAATATTGTCGCCTATTTATTCCAAGCAGCGTCGAGTACTGGCGAATATGGGCATATGGAGCTACTCAATGAAATGAAACAGCATACACATAATACTTTACTATCAAATTATAGTTATCTAACCGAAAGCACAAGCGGTAGCACAGGGTGGCCTTCTGGCACATCTGCGCACACATCGTCGTTAGATTCAACCACAGGTAATGTAACAAGCTTAGGCACTCAACAAGCATTTAACGTCACGCAACCAGGCGTATTTGCGAATATTTATATTAAGTTGTAATTGCAAACTGTGAGATAATATTATATGTCGATATGATAAACATGATGTTTGGATATGTCGAAAATTTAGGATTTTTTACCCATATACATAAGGACATGGACTATGAGCACCGAATTAGCATTTGGGCGTGACATGCAAGGTTATAATGCCTATGCTCCGCAATTTCCTACCGATATTTTCACCGCTACTTTAGCCGCGAGCACCGCAGAATCAATCACAATACCGTCGAATTATCCTGTGTGGATTATGTACGTGCGTCTACAGCCTAATGGTTGGTGTTGGGTATCTCGTAAAACAACCGCAGCCGTACCCGCGGGTGGCACTCTCGCTGCTGCATCCTCAGAACTTATCGCGGGCACCATTGAATATAGACGCTTGGTTTACGCAAAAGATGTAATTAGTTTTATCACCGCAAATACTACGTGCGATATTTCGGTAAGCCTGTATAACGCTTCTGCCAGACAGTAGCAGCGAGTAAAACGGATTTTATACACTAAAAAGGATTTTAAACATGGCCGTCGAGGAAATGATCACATCGTTGCCAACCGTAACGTCAGCAACACTTAACGACATAATTTACGCGGTTCAAGGTTATGTGTCTCCTACGCAACTAGGAACATCCGTACAAGAAACCTTGCAACAGGTTTACACGCTCTTTCAGTCAAACATTATTTTGTTTAACTCGGGAAATCCAAACGGCGCTGTAGCAGGTAGTACATATCAGTTCTGCTGGGATACTTTAGACGCAATACTCTATATATGTACGACTACTGGCACCGCATCTACGGCTGTGTGGACACGCGCAGATATCAACAGCGGCTATACTACGACAGTGACCGCGGCATCAACTACCACACTTACCGCGCTAAGCTATTATTGGCAGTTCTTCACGGGTTCCACAACACAAACGGTCGTCATGCCTATTACTAGTACGCTCGCACTAGGCGTCTCATGGTCGATAGTAAATAATTCCTCTGGCACCGTGACGATACAGTCATCAGGCGGCAATACCATCACAACGTTAGCAGCGGGACAGGTCGCTATAGTCACGTGTATATTAACATCCGGCACTACGGCTACATCATGGAACGCTATAGTTTCGGCCATGGGCGGCGGCGTGACGTCAATTACGGGCACTGCACATCAAGTCATCGCTTCGGCTTCCACAGGTGCAATAACCCTGAGCACGCCTCAAAACATTGACACCACAAGTACGCCAACATTTGGTGGCCTTACGTTAACAGCCGCATTGACACCGCCAAATGGTGGCCTTGGGATTGCCACAGTACCCACTAATGGTCAAATCCCGATAGGTAATGGTACAAACTATACCGCAGGCACCCTAACCGCTGGAACTGGGATCTCTGTCGTAAACGCCTCTGGCAGCATAACCATAAATGCCACAACTGGTGGGGTCACATCCATAACCGGCACGGCAAACCAGATCATAGCTTCCTCACCTACGGGCGCTATCACGCTGAGCACACCGCAGAACATCAATACCACTTCTTCACCAACGTTCGCGGCATTGACGTTAAGCGCGCCATTAGTACCAGGCAGTGGCGGCCTAGGAATCGCGACAACCCCAACAAACGGCCAAATACCTATCGGCAATGGCACGAACTACACAGCAGCAACCTTAACAGCGGGCACGGGGATCTCAATAGGTAATGGCGTTGGCACTGTTACTGTAACGGCAACAGGTATCTCAATTGGTTGGAATGGTGTTAGCGGTACAACACAAGCGGCCGCGGTGAATAGCGGATATGTTATACAAAACGCCTCGCAAACTACAGTGACGCTACCTGCCACCGCTGCGATTGGTTCAATAGTCATTGTCACTGGTTTAGGCGCAGGTGGTTTTATTTTAGCAGCAAATACAGGACAAACCATCAAGATGGCAGCGAACACGACATCAAGTGGTGGCTCATTAACCAGCGCTGAACAATACGATTGCGTCACAGTTGTGTGTGTGGTTGCTAATACCACGTGGGCTGTGACTTCAGGGATCACAACAGGATTTACGATTGCATAGAAAGTTCTGTCAGATTCTGTCAGATATTCTGTCAGAACATAGAACGTTCTACGTGAAACATGCAAACACATCAAGGAGTATAATTATGACAACTGTAAACTCAGTTGGGGTCGGTTTAAGCGGTGCTACTGGCACAGGGAATTTTGTGGGTTCTACATCTCCCACATTAGTCACACCAGCACTTGGAACGCCGAGCAGTGGCACTCTAACCAATTGCACGGGTCTACCAGCTAGTACGGGGATTTCAGGGCTTGGTACTGGGGTCGGTACGGCGTTAGGTCAAAATGTCACAGGCTCAGGCGGCATCGTGCTTGTGACGTCGCCAACTATGGTTACGCCAACGTTGGGGGCTGCGAGCGCTACGAGCATAACGTTTAGTTCAACGAGCGGCATTATAGGCACAACCAGTAGCGCAAATGCGGCGGCTGGAAGTGTAGGGGAATTAATTAGCAGCATCATTAACGAAGCTTCTGCCATATCTTTGACTACTGTGACACCAGCAGATTTGACGAGTATTTCACTGACTGCGGGTGATTGGGACGTCGAAGGAAATGTAAACTTTCTTCCAAATTCAACTACGAATATAGTAAATATATTGGGATGGATAAGTACTACAAGCGCTACACAACCCGATTATTCCCAGATTGCTATGTTGCAATATACGACGGCTGGCTCTGTGGTTGGTGGACGTGTAGGTTTTGTCGTGCCTCCACAAAGAATTACCATATCTAGTCCAACTACCGTGTACATATCGGTCAATAGTTCTTTCACCATTTCCACACTTAAAGTTGATGGAAGAATTCTTGCCAGAAGGCGAAGATAAATATGATGCAGCGCCTTAAAATGCTTAAATCCGGCGACATATCAGAAGAAGCCATCCAAAAGACCGTAATCCAATGGGTAAGGACTTTTCCTTACCTAAGACGCATCGTGATGCACTTTCCCAATGAAGGCAAGCGCAGTATGTACTACGGCAAGCTCTTAAAAGATATGGGCATGCGCGTTGGCGTTTCAGACTTGTTTATTGCATTGGCTAATCATGACTTCATAGGTGCGTGGATTGAGCTAAAAAGCGCGAATGGCGTGGTTAGCCTCGCGCAGAAAGAGTTTTTAAAAGATATGGGGCAACAAGGCTATTTTACCGCAATCTGCTGGTCTATTGATGAGGCAATAGATACTATTGCCTGGTATTGTGGTATTGCTTCACCCTGACTATTAATTAATAATTCCCGCAATTATCGTCATCTTCAGTAGCCTTACCATCTTTAAAACGTCGTTTATTATCTGTCGGAATAAACTTTACAGTATCAGCAGTAATTGAATATGTGTATTGTGACTCATGTCCTGCTTTATCTGTTCGCTTATTTTGTATTTCACCGCGTACATAAACTAGATCTCCTATTTTGATATACTTATTTGCGATTTCCGACACCTTATGGAAACAATTTACAATATGCCATGTTGCTAGCTCTTGTATTTTTCCCGTAGGGTCTTTGTAATTTTTATTTGTTACAACGAAAAGTACCGTAATTTCTCCGCCGTTTTTTAAAGTCTTATGCTCTTTTTTATCGACTCTGCCGATTAAAGTTGCCGTGTTAATCATTAAGAACGCTCCAATTGTGACAAGAATTTATCGGCTTGTTTGTATGATAATTTTTCAAGGGCGTCAACTTTGTAATAGGCTAATGCTTTGTCGATACGTTCTTGATTAAAGAGTTTGATTTCGAAAAGCTCTTCTATTTTGTTTAACTGTTCTTTGGAAATCATCAAATCGTCGTCTACCTGTTGCTGTGCTGATGTATACTCATCATTATTTGTAGCATCGGCTATATCTAAAACTTGCTTTAGCTTATCTACATGAGATAAGTTCTGGTCATTTGATGGTCTTTGGATGATTTCACCCTCCATGATTTCGCCATCTTCGTTTTCTATTTCAGCAATTCTTATACCTCTAAGAGCATCTGCGAATTTATCACGTATTGCGATACGAGCACGCATTTGTAACATGCGCGAAGGATAGTTTTGCCATACGCCGCCTTTGCCTAATAAACCCGCACACTTAGCGTCTTCGACAGTAAATTGTTTCACATGTTCATCATGTCCTTTACGTTTAACTTTACACGTATAGCCTACAATTCTGCCTTGCTCATTTAAAATTGGACTTTCATTGATATATTCACAAGCGTGATGGCTTATAGCAACAGCTAACAACCCATCTCCCCATAGACATGGCCTACCATTAATTACTGCAATATCTTGTAACGATTGTTCCACAGGAAAGCCTAATTGATAACCCATAGCCATTGCAACAAAAATATCTTCAGGTTTGTTATGATAGGATTTTGGGATAAGTTGTGATCGTGATAGTGACATCGCCACTTTTTGATAATGCTCAAAAAGTGCTGGTGAGTATAAACTATCTTCTAATTTAGAAGCTTTTTCAACTTGAACGCGTTCAAGTCTGTATTTAAGCTCTACAAGCTCATTTTTTTGTTTTTCAATAATCAGGTCTTTTTGCAGCGTCATTAATTCAGTATTAGCGCTATCAACGCCATTAATGCTACTTGCATTCATAAAATCACTAGTTCTCATGCTCATATTATTTTCCTTGTTTAACTAAGAATGTTCTTGAACCGTTCTTATTTGCTTTCCACGACACCAGCGGCTGACCGTTCTCATTGACCAAACATTCAGCATCTTGCATGAACTGCATAACATTAAATTTGTATTTTTCTTCAACATCATTAAGGCTCTTGATCTTAAAACGTGTTTCGTTAAGTAATGTTAGCTGCTCTGATATGTCGGGTTCGACTTGCTTAACCTTCTCGGGATCATGCTTTGGAAACATTAACCGTAAATCTATCTGTTTGACTGGCGGCGGCGGGGTTCGTGTTTTGACGCACTCCCAAAACTTCTTAGCTTCTGCAATGATAGTTTCTTCGATATTAAGATCCCTAGTATATTTGAACTGCCTATACTCATTACCGCCGAGCAATACTGCAATATAAGCGTAATCAGCGTTGGTTATCGCACAATAGTGCGCAACTTGTAATAAATACTGAAATGGTATTTTATCAGAGTTGTTTTCGCCAAACTCATGCGCCATAAAGCTAGATGAGCATTTTATCTCTAATACGGCGTTCCACTCTGGGATGAAGCCATCTAGGTTACCTAACATAAAATCATAGAATGGATGATGTATTGTATCAGGTGTTTCTACGGTGACATTATTACGCTTCTGAAATTCCTCACGTATAACAGGCTCTAAAGCATTGCCCCAATATTGTGATTCTGATGTTTCGTTTTCAGAGTTGATATCTCCTAGCTTCTCAAGATAGAGCTGGTAAGGGGTTTTGTAGTTTGATAGACCCATAATTATAGGCAGATCAGAACCACCAATACCAAGTTTACGGGTTTCACGTTGTTTATCTGTAATCATTTCTTAATCTCCTAATATCGCTAATTAAAACAGTAATAATTGAAAATCCAATTTTCATAAATCCCATCCTTGTGTTTAAAGCTACTACCAATTCATAAATAAAGTTGAATTGATGTATGCATTATGCTAAGTTACTTGGCATATGTCAATTAAAAATATTAAAATATTTAAGGGTAATTATGAGATTTTCTGAATTAATGGTGTTTTTTGATTACAAAATGACTAATATAGCACGGGCTTTAGGCGTAAGCCGAGAAACCGTACGCACATGGAAACACAACGATAAAATACCGCAAGAAAAACAATACAAAATAGAAGTATTAACTCAAGGAAAGTTAAAGGCTGAAGTTGAAAAACCTCATAAGGATGAGCTATGACCTATACGATAAAAACCAAAAATTCCACTATTAAAGTTGGAGATATTGGAGAAGGCGACAATAACGAGATTGAAAAAGCTTTTTTTGAATCTAGAGAAGAAATTGTGGAACATATAATGCTACTGCTGAAGAAATGTTATTTGACTAATATCAGTCAAGATAATCGAAATAGTATACTTTCTAATGGTAATTTTTTAATTACATTTTTATCTAATATTTACATAAGACTTTTACATGCTTTATTTGAGAATACAGGAGATTCTCTAGAGTTTCATGAAGAATTTAATAATGGCATCACACAGATTTTGACTTCTATGAAAGTCTCGCAGACTTCCACGGAAACCATGAACTAAATTATGTTATATAAGGAGATAATCCAGGATGAATAATATAGAAATGTTTGACGAATTAATTAGCTGCAAAGATGCAATGGGCATAATATTACGTGAAACATTAACAAAAATTTTAAAAGATAAATCCATCGAAGATATCACTCCTGATAAAGTAATGGAATTAACAACAAGTTTGTTGGCCATGATTAGTATTGAAATACTTACTAAAATTTATTTAATGACTGACATGCATGAGCGCCAATGCGAAAAATATATTGATATAATCAAACAATACTTCGCGACAGACATTGAAGATCTCTATAAATTGCAAAAAAACAATATGATTAAATTAAAAATTGAAATTTCTCGTGAGACTATGGAGACTATCCAATGACAGATACACCAAAATCTATTAAAATAAGTTACGAAATTTCCAGTGAGTTGGCCACAACAATTTACGATAAATTACCTGAAATATTTGGGGAAAGCATAGTAAACGGTGAAGTAGAAAATAGTGAAGTATTTATACATCTGGCATTTATTATTTCTCAGTTGATAAATAAATTATTTTTAAGCACTTTCCCTTGTACTGGAATATCAGATGGTGAATCTGATATTATTTTTAAAAGATTTTTAGAAAGCATCAGCTCTCAGACTTTATTATATTTTAAAGAATATCAAAAACATCTTCTACTTCATGTTCATGAAAACGACCAATCCCAAGCTGAGCATGAACGGGAAACTCATTAAAGATTTATTATATCAACATCAGTAAAGCTTTTAACATATTCTGCCATACACTCCCAGCACATCGTTTTTGATTCATCATCTGGCAGTAACGCGCGTATAGTACGTTTTTTTTCGCTAATCCACATATATTGTCCGCATTTTGGGCATTTTTCTATGATGCAATTATATTGATCGTCTGGAGGGGATGGATAAATTTTTACAGGTGGCCCGATGATTAGCATTAACTTAGAATCAGACATAGTATCAAAAATATATACAATTTAACGTGGAATTATAGATTTTCATTGACTCACACATCCTAGCTGTGGCAATTTCTTATTTTGAACTGCGCCGTGAGTTACAACTACCCACGGCACTTATCAAACAAAGGAAACTTATTTACTAAACTCAACTAAAGTAAACAAAAAATAAGCTTAAGTCGACTATTAAACAGTAAGTTCAATTTTAACCAACATAACAAGAACATTATTATTAAACAGTAAGTTTAACTTAAGCTTACACAACAAGGAAATTATACATGAGCTACTCATTATACGCAACAAAAAAATCACTAAATTTCACAAAAAATACAAATATCAAAATAAATGCCAAAATCGCACAAATGTACGGAACAGATGTTGCGACACTCTTAAGCTATCTTGCAGGCTGGATAAAACATAACCGTGAACATAAACAAAACATCATCAACAACCGCTGCTGGACTTTTGATTCTCTCGATAAGATGCTCAAAAAATTTACGATTTGGGGTCGCTCTAAACTCTACAGGGTTATTCAAAAGGCAAAACGTGCTGGATTAATTATAATCAGCAAGTTCAATAAACGCAAAGATGATCGCACGAATTGGTACGCATTTAGCGACGAGTGCGACAAGCTATTTTCGGGCGTTTCAGCCCCCCCAAATACAAAGAACTATCAGACACATAGGAAGAGGTCAAACACTCAAGTAGATGATTTAAACCATATTTCGATTTCGGAACGGGCCTGTTTCACTTTCGAAACAGCGTTACCAGATCCCTTAACAACAAAAGAAATAAATATAACAAACAACAGTAGTAATACAGAGATCTCAGAGGCTGTTGTCTGTGATTTTGAAAATGTGAAAGAAGAACACGAGCGCGAACTCGAAAAGTTGCGCCAAGAGAAAGAAGCTTTAGAGAATCTTGACGTTGAAGAGGGTAAAAAACTGAACGATATAGGAGAAGATCACCAAAAAAGATACAAATACATGCAATATCTCGGCCATATACGCGGCAAGATCTCTGATAAAGAGCGCGAAATTGCCAAAAAAGAACAAGACATGCGCAATTTAAAAGCTAAACATGCCAAGGAAGCGTCCATAATCGGACAAATTGACCATGTTTTAAATAAACCTGGTGATAGAGCCGTTGAACCACACCTCTTTAGCAAGATTTGCCGTACGCTGGCTATGAAGCACAAAGGACAAGAGCTGATAAAGCACGTCAATGAGGTTGTTCATGAAGTAAGATTTGGCACATTGAGCAAAAAATCTCTAAAGGGCAAAGATTTAACGGTAGAGCATGCAGTGAATATTGCGTTGAAACTTGTTAAAGAGAACCGCTGGCAGACGCCAACGGCATTTGTAGAGGCGATTTAGAGGCATTAGGAAGCGATTTTAATAGCTTTGGTATGTTACCCTACGTGGTATAGTTTAAAATCGCTTATTTGGGCCTCTTATGGGGTTTTTATGCGCTTTTTGCTTGTCTTGCTTTAGTGATTCTACGGCGGCGTCAATTCGCCTGAACAATCGACCGAGTACCGCATAGACAATGTCGTGGTGAAGTATTGGTTTGCTGTAGTTGCATCGACGACATTTTAGAAAGCACCCGAATATTTCGGGAAGGTTGTTTTTGTCTTGAAATTCGAAAGACAACAACTCGAGGTGTTCGTCATGAAAGCCAAGTAGGCATTTAATTTTGTTAGAGATGAGCTGTGGCATGATGAATTTTCCTTATCTGGCATAAAACGCTATTGTGTAAACTTTAGTCGTTGCATTTTTTGCAATTAGTGGTGTAATTACGTGTTTGTAAATTTTTGGCATTAGGGTTCCTATATTATTTATGCTTATCAATAATCTCTTGTGGTATTTTTGGTAAAGGTTGCCAGTGTGTGACACATGGTAATGTAATATGTCCGTGAGCATGATTTTTTGCTATTAATTCTATAATTTCGTCTTCATCAGCAATAATTGGGTGTAGAATATGTACAAAAAGGTTAATAGAATCGTCGTAAATTCCTGTAGTGATCTCACCATTTTCTAAAATTAAAACTTCTTTTCTATGTGCTGGCACAGCATCTTTTACGCTAATCCAGCCGTGAATTGTTTCTAACATGTTTGCTGCTCCTGGTTATGGTAAATAGTTAAAACGCGACATCATCTTCAACAGAACAATCTAGAGGATATTCATCGATATAAAAACTTTCTTCTAACATTCCATAGATTTTTATCATGTCTTGTTGGAATTTTTCGGCTTTTTCATAAGTGGAAAAATAGCCTTAAATATCATCATCATCATCAGCAGCATCACTATTGATGAAATACAAAATATAAATTCTTTTTTCTGTTCCTGACATAGGTTATCCAATTATTTTAAGTATGGGTTCGAGTAGAGTTTTTTTAATCTCTAAACAATCATAATCTTCTACTATTTTCTTACAATATTTTTCTATAGTTTTTAGTTTATCATTGTCGCTTATGTGATGTTCTACCCAATCATCAGACGTTAATAGCTCGTAATTTGCCAGGATTGGTTCTTGTTCGCCGTTGCAAAAATAAGTTAAATTTGACGCTTTATTAAAGAAAATATAACCGTCAAAGTTCCAAGATTTTCGCCGATAAGTTTTATTAATTTGTAGTTCCGTTATTTTCATAATTTGTTCTTAGTTAATTTCATACAATTTTGATATTCGCGTAAAGATGTCGTATATTTTGTACATATGGCTGATGTTCGTTTTAATATTTCTGTTTTGTGTACATAATATGCTGAAAAATTAATCGTGGCTGTAGTTATGAAAAATACTATCACTAGTAATATCATGGCGAATTTTTGTGGAAATTCTTGCATGGTAATATTCCTTATGCAGATTCTTTTTGTAAATCATGTAACGTACAATTTCTTAGCATAAAAAGAAAGTTTTTGACTTCTTTTAACAGGAGAATACCATTTTTGGTTGGTAAAATACGCACCATTTGATGCGTATTACCTGGTATTGATGCGCTTATTGCTAATTCGTGTCGCATATTTACAATATTGATTGAAAACTGTTTATTATCTTCTATAAATTTTCTGATAATAGCGCAAGTTTTTTCAATGTAATATGGATTAATAGAATTGTTAGAATTGTTCATTGTGTTACATCCTTATAGTTTAGTAATTTTTGTTCGCGCCAATCATTATCAAAATCGGAGCTATCGTAATTCTCAAAGCAATTATTACAATTATTACAATTACCGTGGCATTCGTACTCGTCCCCGTGCCAACCGTCCATTTGTCCTTTGTAGCTCATAGTATACCTCGTGTTTTTTTGTGTCAATGTTGCTATGTTTGTGATTACGTTAATAAGTTAATAATACTTGTGACTTTAGGTAATCTAATAGCTTTTGCGAATATTTCTCTTCTTTACGCATTACCCAGTTATCCCATCCATATCTACCATTTGGATTACGCCAAAATTTTCTTTGATGGATAAAAGTATTTTCCTCTGCTTCTTCTGTAATCATAGCTTCGCACCCATATTCAAGATTTTTTGTAGCTATTCTTCTAGCGCCAGCAATGCTTTTCGCCTGAATTGTGGATGAATATACAAGTAGACCATGTTGATTATGTATTATTAATCGATATTGCTTTTTTATTTTCATTTTATATACCTCATTATTATGTTAATGGTTCGACAAATACTTCCCAATCGTCGGCGCACATGTCGTCAAGAGTTATAGATGTATCTGTAGGTTTTGTATATTTCCACACATAATAAGAAAGTCTTTTTTTAGTAAAAATAATAGTATATTCTTCTTTGACCCAATTTTTACGTCTAATTTTTTTATATTCGCCAGAAAAATCTTTAAGCATCATGTTATTTTTTCTCCTTTAATAATTTCTCATAAATTTCTTTTCTGTGTACAACCATGTTAGATGGAGCTGTGACCCCAATCTTGACGAAATTTTCCTTTATGTAGATTATTTTAAATTCCATCATTGATTCTTCATGACCAAACATACCTTCTGGGTAAATGCAGATTGTTTCTTTTTCTTTTCTTCCTAGTACTAGCATTTTGTCTCCTGTTGAGTTTATTAATGGCTGGTGTTATTATTTTTTTCGTTTGAAAATATTTGTTTTAATACTTCTAGTTGTAATTGCTCATCATCTGCATACTTATTCCAAATAGTATTAATGTGAATTGCGTATTCTGCACTATGGTTTTTTAAATCGTTAATTATATTCATGTAATACATATGTACCGTAGGGCCTTTTAATGAATTTAATGTGTTAGCTATTATCTCCATAATAGTTTCCATGTCATGTTCAGTCATTTTTATTACTCCTAAAATTTATTGTTACAGTGCAAATTTGTAAGCATTTGCATAATTTTGTTTAAATCATCTTTTACATAACTTACGCTATGAGGAGGAAGCGTGATATTAAAATAGCAATCTGCACCATCATCTATAATGCTATTAGTCATCTCATATTTGAAAGAAAAGCTCAAAATTGTTGCGTTATTGTTTGACATATCTAATCTCCTGTTATCTCTATTTAGTGTTATTTACAGACAATATTTACTGTCTATGCTTTGCATTATGCCAAGTAGCTTTGCATATGTCAATACTGATTTGTGAAAATATTAGATATTTTCTTTCAAAGATTTCCCATGCTATTATCTGGTTGTTAATTATGGATTTAGGGTTAAGGATAACAATTATGAGTAAATTATGTTGCCGCTGTAATGGTACACGAGAGTATCTAGGCAGTGGAATGATGATAAAAGACTGCGAATTATGCTTAGAAAAAGATGAATTACCAACGCTCGATAAAATAGATCGCACTACAAAATCTTATAAAGCTACGATTAAAAGTTTAATGCAAGCTGATCCCAAACTTACGAAATCTGGGGCGGTTAAATTATTTGATGAACTATATTATAAGGTGTGATCATATGGCAACTAAACGCAAAGACCCAAAAGATTTTGAAAAATTAGGCAGACCAAGTATTTACAGCGAAGAACTTATAGACGAAATATGCAGTGCTATTGCAAGTTCAGAACTTGGACTCGCACAGCTAATAAAAAAACATCCGCATTGGCCAACGCGCGAAACAATTTTTGATTGGAAAAGAAAATACCCAAATTTTTCTGACAAGTATTATGAAGCAAAAAAACATCAAGCATGTGTGATGTTCGAACACGTGCAAGAAATAATACACGATGAACACGACAAAGATGACGTACCTTTTCTCAATTTAAAAATCACAACAATAAAATGGCAAGCGGGAAGATTAAATAAAGAGCGTTACGATACTACGCAAAAAGAATTAATCATTAATAATGATCACATCAAAAACGATTGCGAGCAGCGCATGAAAGATTTAGATAAAAAGAACAAAAAGGAGTATTGATTTGTCAGATACTACAATCATAGACACAGATAAAATAAAAAATATCATGGCCTTTTTTACGATTATGTTTTCTGGCGATGACTGTGAGCCATACGTTTATCGTGAGATTTTAAAGAAATCTCCTGCATATCTCATTGAAAAGTTTGAGCGTTATATTTTATCAAATAGTCCTGACCACAACTGGGGAATACATCCAGGCACAAGACACTCATTTTTTGATGCTTATTGTAAGCAATGGAAAATTGGAATTGAACCTAATGACAAACAAGACTACAAAGACAATTCCTAAAGTTGTTAATATCAAGCATAAAAGGCTGCATGATCTTAAGAAAAAACTAATACATCATCTAATACTTACATTGATAATGTATGAGCAATCAATAGTCAATAATGAATATGAAGATGAAAATCACAAAATTTTATTGTCTATGTTAAAAGTATGTAATGAGTTTTGCGAGATAGTTATTTTATATCAATCACAACAAGGGAGCGCATGAAAGTTACATCGATAGAAAATAAAGCACTATGTGAAGGTTTTTTGGCAGGTAAAAAAGTAGACGCTGCATCTATATTTAACAGATTTACCGAAGATTTAAGATTCTTAAAAAAAGGTGAGGCTTCAAAAGATCTTTTACTGATATTGCAAAATATAACCAATGATTTAATGGCATACGAACTCTTGCTAGCAATGGAAAAAGTAGAATTAAAGGAACCAGTCAATGGCGAACTTAACAACTGAAGAACAGCAAAAAATATTAGCAATACTAGTGGAAAAAGGCGTTAAACAGCCATGCTCACGATGTGGTCATTGTACGCACACATTGCTGGAAGCTTGTATGAGTCACAGATTATTTGATTATAGGTTACAACCTTCAGATGCTTCACTACCCTGCGTTGCTACAGTCTGCAATAACTGCGGCTATCTCGCGCAACATGCAATGGGTGTTTTGAAGGCATTACTAAATAAGGAAATTAAACATGAGCACTGAACCATGGATTTGTCCTCGATGTAATCGTGTAAATGCGGGATGGTTACCGTTTTGTAATTGTCATATTACTGCCAGTGTTCCCAGTATGGATAATGAGGCGATATGTCACACCTACACACCTGGTACAACGGAATCCTTTACGCCAATAGCTTACATGCAGGCTTATTGCGGTAATTGTAATAAAGTACATCTTATCGGTACTAGTTGTGAACAGATTAACTTTGCTTAGATTATATTATGACTAAAATAATTAACATGTTTGAAAATCTACCAGGATGTAAAGAATTAACCAAAGATGAGCGACTTGCTTTATTAAAACACCTAGAAAATAAAAATATGAATAGACAATATTACAAATTAGAGGGTAAAAACGTTATCCCATGCGATTATGAAGAATGGTTTGAAATATTAAAAGAAGATTGGGTGATAGGTAAATGGATTATGGGTAGCAATCTAGTGTCTACGGTTTTCGTTGGATATTTTCAAAATTTTGCGCCAGAAGATACAAGGTTTTTTGAAACTAATATTACGTGTGGTGGCAAAGAACTATTGTGTATACGCTCTACGACATATGATGAGGCATTAGATAACCATGCAATGGCATGTGAATCGGTAAAAAATGGTTGTGTGGAGAACGGTACTCATGACAAATAGCGAAACCCTGAATAATGTTGACTGGCATTATTATAAATTAGATAGACATAAAAATGTTATATCATGCCCAGAAGATGAATGGGAAAAACGAAGGCTAAGAGCGCGTAGAAGAGATTGGATTATAAAACAATCTATCATGAACGACTATACGATAATTACTATTTTTTTAGGGGTTTTTCAGAGATTTTCACAAAAAAGCTCAAGATATTTTCGCACAACAATACTTCATAATAATTGGGATGTCATGAGTTTTTATGCAAGCACATATGCTCAATCTTTAGAAAAGCATGAAATTGCCTGCCAAAGAGTAATCGATGGCGATTTTGTCCCAACAAGATTAAAAAATGCAAAATTAAAACAAGGACGTAAAAAATGAAAGACCCAACAAGGAAGATATTTTCAGAAAGACTCAAAGCAACACGAGAAATGCGCCACTTCAGCCAGGCGCAATTAGCTGAAAAAGCTGCCATTGATATTAATTCTTTAAAAAGCTTTGAGAAAGTAACGGGTATGATGAAGCCGTCATTTCATACGCTTAAATTAATGGCTAGAGGGTTAGATGTGAGTATCGATTACTTACTAGGGTTAACTGATCATGTTTGAGTACCGACAGATATTTTCACAACGCTTGAAATTGATGCGCGAAAAAAGACGTTTTACTCAACGGCAATTATCTATCAAATGTGAGCTTGATGTAACAATAATATCGCATTTTGAAAATGTGAATAGTAAGCGTAAGCCATGTTTTTTTAATATTATTAAGATTGCAAAGGCTCTCAATGTCACGGCAGATTATCTGTTAGGTCTTTCGCCAGAATATACGCCATCTAATTATGATGATGCACTTTACTGGAAAATATTAAGGTTAAGCGAAAGCGAACGTAAATCAGTCGAATATTTTATTCATGATTTGGTTGGCTAAATATTAGATTACTAGCACGCCAGGGAGGCGCGCAGCATGGAAGAATTAGTATTAGACAAGGAAGTCATAGCCTCGCGCTTGCGCGGAAGCTTATTAACATTCACGGAATATTTCTATTTTATTCTTACGGGACGTAGGTTTATTATCTCCCAGCCCATCGGCCGTGAATCTCATCATATCACTATCGCAAAAGCGCTCACACGTGCGGCACGATTAGAGCTTCTTACCCAGCGTTTATTGGTAAATGTTCATCCTGGGTCTGGTAAATCTACGCTACTTTGTATGTGGATCGCGTGGTGCATGGCACCTTTCCCAGATTCTCGTTTTTTGTTTCTTTCTTTTTCCAAAGTCCTCGCTGCAAAGCACACAGAAACCGTTAAGCGCATTATGCAGTTGCCGCAGTATCAATATCTATTCGGCGTGACTATTCGGCATGACTCAAAAGCTAAAGAGTTCTTCCAGACCACCGCTGGTGGCGCTGTGGCGGCCTTTGGAACGGGGGGGGCCATAACGGGGCAAGATGGCGGCCTTCCCGGACTTGAGAGATTTTCGGGCGCTGTGATTATTGATGATGCACACAAACCGGATGAAGTGCATTCAGACACCATACGCGCGAATGTAATTAACAACTGGCGTGAGACGATACAGCAACGTACACGTGGTATTAACGTACCGTTTATATTCATCGGGCAACGACTTCACGAAGACGACTTAGCGGCTTATTTATTAGCTGGCAAGGATGGCTACGAATGGGAACAAGTCATCATAGAGAGCTTAGATGCTGCGGGTAATGCGTTGTACCCCGAAGTCTACCCCCTCGAAAAGCTTTTAAAACTGAAAGAAACAGACCCATACGTTTTCGCCAGCCAGCACCAGCAAAATCCGATTCCCGCGGGCAACTCGCTATTTAACAAAGACTGGTTTGTGCTGCTACCAGAAGAGCCGAAAATACTATCCAGCTTTATTATGTGCGACACTGCCGAGACCAACAAAAGCTACAATGACGCGACAGTGTTTTCATTCTTCGGTATTTATGAAATTGAGGTCCTAGGCGTTAAAACCGGTCAATATGGTCTGCACTGGATTGACATGCTAGAGTGCCGCATTGAGCCTAAAGACTTGAAATCTACGTTCTTAGAGTTCTGGGCGAACTGTATGCGCTATCCCGTGCCGCCGCAACTCATAGGTATTGAGGCTAAGTCTACCGGCAGTACTTTGCTTAGCGAAATATCAGAAATACGTACAATTAGGCTCTTAAGCATAGAACGCACACGCGCACAAGGGGGCAAAACGAAGCGATTTTTGGCAGTTCAGCCCTACGTTGCCGAGCGCCGAATATCTTTGCCGGAATATGGCAGACATACCAAAGTCTGTACTGACCACATGATTAAAATTACAGCAAATGAGACCCACCGCTGGGATGATATCGCAGATACTCTAGCGGATGGTGTTAGAGTTGCGCTCATTGAGAAAACTTTGCTCCTACCGATAACTTCAGGCGCTAATTACAGTGAGCTTGCAAAAAATGTGACTGGATATCAGAATAAGGTAAATCAATTAAGAAGGCGGGCTTATGGCAGATGAGATTAGCATTGATGTTTTAGCGCTAACAATGCGCGCAGAGAATGCTTTAAAAGACAAAGGACTTGATACCATTTCTAAATTAGAAGAATTTATATATAGATGTAAGCTCCGAGGAAGTCGTGGTCTTAGAGAAATTCACAATATTGGTGGTCTTAGTGAAAAAGTGATATTGGATGAGCTGAAATTTTATCGAGAGAAGCACCCGCACTCCATACAATTGATTGATAATGTAAAGCCCGAGCCAGAAATAGACTACGAAAAAATCCAAGATAATATTATCCTCGCCCTAAGAGGTATGATTAATACATTTAAAAGAGATCTCGAAGAAGGTTTGCATGAGCATGTGAAAGCTTACATAAACCCTCTCGGTAACGACTTGCATTCGAAACTTTTACAACATATTAACGAACTCAGAACCATCGTCTTAGAACAATCGCGTATCTTAGAAGGCGTACAAGCACTTAGACAACCAAACGGCATTATCAACAAAATCGCAGAAAAAATACCAGGTTTTGACACTACGATTTATGAATTGTATAAAAAGCTGTATGGGGAATAGCGATTTTTAGGAATAAAAAGGAATAAATTTAAGGAATAATATTATGACAATTAAAAATACGGAAGAATTAAGGGAATTTTTATCAAATGAAATGTCGAGATTAGGAAGTGGTGAGACTACCCCAGCTTCTGTTAATGCCATGGCTAATCTTGCAGGGAAGATGCTGCAATCAGTAAAACTTGAGATTGATTATAATAGGATTGTGGGAGCTACTCCTAATATTGAATTTCTTGGTAAGATTAAAAAAATTAAGGCTTTGGAAGATGCAGGCGACAAATGAGATAGTGAAAATTTGCAAACATCATGGCAGCTTAAAATTACATGAAGTTTATGTTAGAAAAGTAAAATATTTTGATTGTAAATATTGCAGTTTAAAAAATAACAAGGAATGGGTAAAGAATAATAGAGAGAGAAGAAACGAAAGTAAGCGGCGAGATAGCAGAAAGAATTCACATAGATTTAAGGAGTACTACGCAAAAAATCGTGAAAAATTTAGGGAATATTCAAAAAAATCTAGACTAAAAAATTTGGATAAAATCCGCGAGCAAAAGAAAATATATATTAAAAAAACAGGCAATATAGCTTCTAAAAAACTTTCAGATAGCTATATAAGAAGGCTTATTAATGGGAAACATCCTCAATGCGTTCCACCGGAAATTATCCCAGCCTACCGCGAATACATCAAACTAAGAAGAATGCTCAGGGAAGATAAATACAGAATCAAATAAGGATATACCATGTCAGAATATCAAATAGACATAAGAATAAAAAATGGACTTATTTTACAGAAGATAAAGCAGCAAGGTTATGAAAGCCTAGCTGCATTTTGCAGGGCTACGACAGTTTGCCTTCATTCATTACACCAACTATTAGCTTTTAAACGTTCACCATTGGACACAAAAGGTAATTATCGTCCCATAGTATATAAACTATGCGAAACCCTAAATTGCGTTCCTGAAGAACTGTTTACTGCTCAACAAATGGATTTAGAGCTAAAATCTAATAAGCGGACACTGCTCGTTAATGAAGCAGAAATGCGCCATCATCTTGAGCGATTTAATGATGTAAAGAGTTTGGAAGACCAGCGCATGGATGAACAATTGCATGAAACATTAAATAATACTTTAGAGCAGCTTACAGCGCGAGAACAAAAGGTATTAGATATGAGATTTGGATTGACGGACGGGATATCACATACTTTAGAAGAGATTGGGATAAATTTTGGAGTTAACCGCGAACGCATTCGACAAATAGAAGCCAAAGCATTACGTAAACTAAGAAACCCTAACTTTGGCGGTCAACTCCGCGAATTTATACAACAATGAGGAACTAGCACATGCCTTTATTTAGACCCCATAGATTTTTACTAAAAGATTCTCTTAAAGCTACGAAAATAGTAAAAAATATCGATGAATTACGTGAAGTAATTATTGAGGAATTCAAGTGGCCATGTCCTATTGAAAACTGTAAATTTATTATGATTATTGAAGCATATCCTACTATAGATAGTTGTTTCGATAAACGTACAGGGTGGTACACTCATATTATTACAGTTAATATATATGATCCTGATAAATTTGTTGTTGCAGGCTTTTTAAGCGAATCTCTTGATGATTATGATTGTTCCATCCCATAGCTAAATAATATACAATAATCAGGCAATACAGGACGTATTGTCACACTTGTAAGGGACTACACATGCAAGACGTAGCAAAGCGCTATCAAGACAACCTTGCGCGCATCAAAAAGACCATCAAAAACGCGCATGACTATTTTAAACCCAATTATGACCGCTACACAGAGTTTCGAAAATTCGTCTTTGAATCATCCCTGACTAACGATGAAATAACGCTACTCATGACCATGGGTCGCCCGCAGTTAGAGTTTAACATTCTCGAAGCTTATATCAGTCGGTTACTCGGTGAGTTTTCAAAGCAAGAGCCAGACATTGAAGTAAGCGCGTATGACCAAGATGACGCCGACCCAATCACTATAAAAGTCGTTGAGCAGCATCTAAAACATGTCTTCATGGACTCTAATAATCAGAATCTGCGTTATGAGGTTTACAAAGACTTGCTATCAGGCGGCTTCTCTGCGGTCAAGGTTTATACCGACTACGAACACCCAATGTCAATGAAACAGGTTATTAAGTTTTCTAAATGTGAGCCAACACTTGTAGGATTTGATAGCCTTGCCACGGAATCACACAAAGGTGATGGTAGGTTTTGCTTTGAGTTGTTCCCAAAAAGCAAAGAAGAGTTTATGGAGGAATACCCAGATATCCCAGTAAACACCATAAGTTTCCGACGTGATCTAGCGGGGTTTAACTGGTCATATTTGAATGATCATACTAAAATTGTGATTATTGGTGATTATTATGAGCTAGTCCGCAAAGAAGAAACGCTAGTAGGCTTACGTGATGGCCGCACCATGTTGCAACGCGATTATCGAAAAATGCTAGACACCTGGAATGATATTACCATGCCACCCGCGATGGTTGGTAAACCCAGAAAAACACTATTAGATAAAATTGTAAGATACAGACTTATTGAAAACAAAGTCATTGAATACGAAGAAACAGACTATACACACTTACCCATAGTCTTTGTTGACGGTAGCTCACTCAGAATAAGAGAACATCTAAATGGCAACATCAAACAAGTTACACGCCCCTATGTCTACCATGCTAAAGGCGGACAGCGTCTTAAGAACTACGCCGGTATTTCACTCGCAAATGAAATTGAAAACACAGTACAGCACAAATTCATGGTGGCAAAAGAGGCCCTCCCCAAAGAAGAAGAATTCCTAACCGCCTACAAAGATGTACAAAAAGAATCAGTATTGGTTTACAACTCATATCACGAAAACAACCCAGACATGCCGATTAGTAACCCTGTGCGCGAAATACAGCGTGTGCCTGCGCCTCCTGAAATAGCGCAAACATTTGGAGCTGTTGATTCTCTGATGCAAAATATTCTCGGTTCTTATGATGCAAGTTTGGGAATTAATAACAATCAACTCTCAGGTATAGCGATGATAGAAGGTGCCAGTCAATCAAATGCCGCAGCAATGCCGTATATTGAAGGTTGCCTTGAAGGCTTCCAGAGACTTGCCCAAATTTATATTGATCTCATGCCTAAATATTTCGTAACACCTAGAACATTGCCTATTTATGATAAAGACGGCAAACGCATGTACGTTAAAATAAATCAGCCTCAAGGACTGCCTATAGATTTTGAGCCAAATGCTTTGAATGTCTCTGTAAAAGCAGGTGCAAGCTTCCAGGTACAAAAGTCTCGCACGATAACCATGGTAAAAGAAATCATGGGCATGTCGCCGCTGTTCCAGCAATTCATGGCAGAAAAAGGTTTGAATTTTATTTTAGACAATATGGAAGGTCACGGTATCGAAGAACTAAAAGCATTAACAAAAGAATGGGTAGAGCAATATCAAAAAGAAAAAGCCCAAGCGCAACAAGCAGCGCAACAAAATCCGCAAGCTATGAAAGCGCAACTCGATATGGCTAAATTGCAGCAAGAACAACAAAAAAACCAACAAGATTTTCAACTTGATCTGAAAAAGTTAGAGCATGATCAAAATAAATTAGTTGCAGACTTGCAAATGAATAAAGAATCATCCAATATACAACTTGTAAAAGCTTTAACAGAACAATTTGCAAAAAAAGTCGATTTAGAAATGAAGCATTATGATATGCAGCATCGACACAAGAAAGAAGCTATCGAAACTCATCATAAAATAACGAGTGAAAAACATGGGCAAAAAGAACGAGCCTCAGGTTGATGAGAAAACAAAACAACGAATAAGTGATGTTATTACTGTTCATGAATTTTTCGAAGTATTAGGCATACCATTTGATATAATATATCCGAATATTCCAATTCCCAAGAATTCGAGGGAATTAAGTAGTAACAGTAAAATCTTAAAGGACGAAGATTATGAGAAAAGTGACATGGAATGATTTGCACAACGCTACATTTAAAGAACTGCAAAAAACCTATAAGCTAAGCGACCGACAACTCGAAAACCAAGTGCGCAAGCATCTTGATGGTGCCAATCCAAAGGAGCGTCGCGACATGTACGGTACTGTATGGAACAAAAAATCATGATATTGCAATTAAACCCACCAATCCCGCTTGATACTACTAAGGGCGAAGGCTTAGCGCATCTCGTGATTGATTACGGCATTGAAAGTGATCTTTATTGGGTAGTATTTATCAATGACACTAAAGAATGCTGGACTTTTCCAAATTCTGAAGTGCGGGCGTGTAAGAATATAACTCTAGGGCGTATTGGCAAAAATACTATGGGTATGAAGTTTATGGAAGGCATAGGGTCATATGAATAAGAATAACGCTAATAACTTATTGTTATCGACTATAATGCCACGTGATAACTGGAATGTTGAAGATAAGAGAATGTTCTCATCGACTAAATGTCGATATTGTAATGGCAAAGGTTATATAGGTACGGTTGGTATATCACCAATGCCATGTATTGATTGTAAGGGTAGAGGATATATTTAAGGATTACAAATGCCACTAAAACATGGTAAATCACAAAAAACGATTAGTAGTAATATCTCAGAAATGGTAGCTTCCGGTTATCCACAAAAACAGGCAGTGGCTGCAAGTTTAAATGAATCCAGAAACTCAGGTGCCAAAATCCCAGTAAAAAAACATAATCAGGAGAAAATAACCATGAAAAAAGAGCATCACAAAAAAGAGCATAAAGAACACCACAAAAAAGAACATGAGCACAAAGAGCACAAAGAGCACAAGGCCAAGCATCATAAAGGCAAAGAAGTGCATCACGAAAAACACAAAGATCATAAAGATCTACATAAGCACCATAAAGAAATGCAAAAGCACCACATGAAAGAAATCAAGCATCATGAGAAAATGATGAAGCACCACGAGAAACATTTAAAAAAAAAGTAGAACATCCTGACGAAAAGCAAGATATAAAACTTGTAAAACAAATGGTCAAGGAAAGTAGCCTAAAGGGATAGAAGCATAAAAGGGATTTAGTATGAGCTTAATACTATCATTACTAGCAATGAAAATTGATGAGGCTTTAAAGTTAAATGCAGACACATTTACTACCGAAAGTTTGGGTAAGGTCATGGAAAGTATAATTGTCCAGATTTTTACGGAAATAGAGCCTCATTTTGTCGAAAGTGCAGTCGAAGAACTTAAAGACTCGATACACAATTTTATAGATTATATTGCCGAAAAAGTTGCTATTAATAGAAAAAAATAAGGATCATTAGGCAACTGTTCGGAATTTCCGAATAGTTGACAATTAAACAATAATTACAATAAGGAAATTACAATGAAAAAAAAGCACTCCCACAAAGACGGTATGATTGATAACAAGAACGTAGGTGGAAACCACCAACGCGGTATTGAACGTGTTTTACAACGTGGTCATGATAAGCGCGATTGCGAAGGTCATGAAGGCAAGATGGGCGCTAAGAAAGGCAAAGGACATTGGAGTCGTAGCGGAGATTCTTTGACACCACGCAAGGCATAATAAATTTTTTAGCAATTTTCTAGCATAATGCAACTGTGGCACTAGGACAGTGCCATCTAACAATAAAGGACTATTAACATGGGTATTGTACAATTTCCTACACCAATTCCTGTAACTAACGGCACCGCACCTAATTTAAGATTTGCGGTTTTTACTGACAACTTAGCGACTATTACAGCCGCTGGTTATTTAAGTTCTGCGTCTATTGAGGCGGGAATACCACTTTCAAATCGTGATGTTGTATTCTGCTTATATAGTTATAGCTTAACAACTACTTCTGGTACTTTTGGAATATTCACCGTTAGTATTTCAACTTCCACAGGACAGATTACGCTTAGCGAATGGACGGGAACAAGCGGCGTCGTATTACCAACCATTGCTAATCATATTGCGACCTTTACCAACACTACCGGACAATTAAGCGAAGATCCTGCAACTGCTATTAGTGGTGGCAATATTCAGGCTGGATTATCAGGAACCGCGGGAACAGTAGCGTCATATCCTGGTACTGCTAGCAAAGGTTCATTAATATTGGCGGCTGTTGCTAATACTGGCAATACTAATACTACCATTTCTAACGTCGCGATGGGTCAAGCTTCCGTGATTAGCATTCCTGATCCTGGTGGTGCCACCGCAGATTTTGCAATAGCGCCTGCTGCTTTAGTCAATAACAATTTAATCAAAGCAAGCGGCACCGTAGGTTTGATTGCTGATGCAGGCATTGCCGCAGCTAATGTCATGGTCACTAATGCTACCAACACCTTGACTTCATCAGGCAGCATTGTGGCTAATAAGGTCAACGGTACTGAGGCAGCTAATGCGGTTACAGCTAGTGGTATGGCAGGTACGATAACCACATCATCACTTACAACAGCAGGTGGGGCAAACTATGCTATTACATGGACTAATACATTTATTACTGCCACATCTTGCATACAAGTAACACTTAGTGGTGGCACAAACACAACAGAAAATATTACTTTGAAGGCTGCTCCTGGTGCTGGAACTGCAACGTTGACGATTTATAACAACACGGCAGCTACGGCACTAAATGGTACAATATTAATTTCGTATTTAGTGTTTTAAAATTGTGGACTTATTGCCAACTGTAAAGTAATATTTGACAGTTCAAAGTAGTAGATCCTTGGATGAGTGGAGTTTTTTTACCTCTTTCCTTTATTGTTTGCTTCACTCATCATTATTTTTAAGCACATTCTATTAGATTTTTCTTAAACCATTCATCAACGCTTATTTCTTCATAGTAAATTTTGTTATGAAGTTTACAATATGGAGGACTGCATTTATCGTATCTTGCTCTTCTGAACCAAGATACTGGCAGACCGTATTTTGTTGAAAGCTCCTTTTCCCCTAAATATTTTTTACCATCAATAGTAATCATAATGTCCCTGATTGTAATTGTTTCTTTTTTATAAATTCTCTTCGTAAGTGTCTTAACGAATCAAAAATATAATATAACATCGACAATCTTTAATAAATACCAACTAAATTACATTAATATCAATTTATGGATATCTTTTATCATTTGTGGATATCTTTTATTGAATGTCTTATTTGTTCTTATTGTTCATTGAATAGCGCCATATAATTAAGTAAATTGGTTGTGTGGATTGCAATGGCTTTGAATTGGTTCTCCATTACTATTCAAAGATAGTTGCAAAGGATTGCGGCTAAAGAAGTTACAAAGGATGGTGGCTTCTGCTCTCCACAACAAAGAACGAGACTCGCGCGTTATGCGAGGTATAAGCGTGATGGCGTAATAATCCGAGATCTGTGCGACAGCAGAGTAACTACCGTGGCGGGGAAATAGCTAGAAGGACTTATGGACAGTAATGTTATGGATAACGCGTCTGATCTTAATCAGACCCAGGCAGCACCAGCAGCACAAGGTAGTGCTGAAAAAATGGTGCCTCAATCACAAGTGAACGAAATTGTTGGCAATGCAAAGCGTGAAGCTGCTGAACGTGCTATTGAAACTTATCGAAGACAACAAGCGCAATCAGCCAGTCAAGTACAAGCAGAGCCGCAATATCAGGGATATGCAAATCCCGCTCGTAATGCGTCAGAAGAGGACGTAAAACGAGTAGCGAATGATGAGATTAAGAAACACTTTGATCAACTAAAGCAGGAAGCACAGGAACGCATGAGCGTTGCTGAAGCTAATCGAGTTGTTAGTTTGTTTAAAGAAAAAGTCTTAGCTGGGAAAGATAAGTACGAGGACTTTGACACGGTAGCCGGTAGCGTCGCAATGCAACATTATCCAAATGTCGTGCATCTTTTAGCAGAACACGTGGATAATTCAGCAGATGTTCTCTACCATCTCGCTAAGAATCGATCGAAACTTTCTCAGCTAGAATTTACCTGTGCTCACAATTCACCAGATGCCATTTACGAGATCAAACGTTTGTCAGATTCTATCAAAGCAAACGATGACGCCTCACAAATGAAAAATGCCAAAGCGCCACTGTCACAGACAAGACCTTCTAACATCGGCACGGATTCGGGTGGTGGTTCTTTGTCTATTGCGGATTTAAAGCGCAAATACAGGGGTTAAGCTAAGCACCTCGGATCCTAACTTACGGACAAGTTAGGAGCAATTAACATGGCAGTTTTCCCTACAAATATTTTACAACAAGTGCAGACGTATCAACGTTCTGGGCTTGCTCTATTACAGAACTTATGTTGTCATATTTCGACAGCTAATACAAAATTTAAAGATTTTGACAAGATACAGGCCAATTTGGGCAGTACGGTAACCTTCGATCTTCCTCCAAGATTTACGACCACTGCTGGTCTAGTAGCTGCGTGGCAATCTGCGGTACAACGCGTATTACAGTTAACCTGTGACCAAGCTAACAACACCTCATTCGCTGTTACGGCACAACAACGCATCTTCAACTTGGAAAAAGGCGAAGAAGATTACATGCGTGTGTTTGGCAAGTCTGCGATTGCAGAAATTGCAGCTCAAGTTGAAGGTAATGTTGCGTTAAATTGGGCTTCAGCAGTTGTAAGCCAGCTAGACGGAACGACTAATACTTTTTCAGGGCCATACCGTTTTTACGGAAACGGTTCTACAGCCATCAGCTCATACCAGCAATTAGCTCAGGCCATCATGTTTTTCAAAAACTATGGCAGCGTCGCTGAAGGAATCAAGGTTTATCTACCTGATACCATCATCCCAAGCGTTGTTGGTAATGGTTTGAACCAATTCGTACCCCATCGTAATGATGAGATAGCCAATAGTTGGGAAGTGGGCGATTTCGGCACGCCATTAGTAAACTATTATCAATCAAACTTAATGCCTATCCACGTGTCTGGCGATACTGGCGTTAATCAGCAAACATTGACCGTAGTATCTACTAATGATCCTACAGGACAAAACGTTACACAAATTACGTTAAGTGGTGCTACCGCTAGTGATGCTAATGCTGTTTTTGCTGGGGATTTGTTCCAATTTCAAGATGGCGTAAGCGGTCAGCCGAACATGCGTTATTTGACATTTATTGGACACTTTCCAAGCGCTAACCCTGTGCAGTTTCGGGCAACGGCAAATGCTGCGGCAAATACTTCTGGTAATGTGACAATCAATATCACACCTGCATTGAACTGGGCTGGTGGTCAAAACCAAAATGTTAATAATCCTATCGTAGCAGGCATGCAAGTTTTGGGATTGCCCTCGCACCGTTGTGGCGGCATTTTAGGTGGCGATGCTTTCTTTATGGCGATGCCTCAATTACCCGAACAAGATCCTTATCCAACAGCAAATGAGTATGACGAGACAACACACGCATCGTTACGTTTGACCTATGGCTCTCTCTTCGGACAAAACCAAACCGGAATGATTTACGACGAAACTCACGGCTCAGTAATGGTGCCAGAGTACACAATGCGTTACATCATCCCACTATCACAAGGCTAAGGGGTAATAACTATGGCTAATCCACAAATTCAAAATGAAACAATATACGCGTTGCCTCACTTGTATGTATCTGGTCTGGCCATTTCACCCGCTTCAACTACGGTTTTAGCGGTTGCGCCAGGTGCTGCACGTGATTCGACGAACAGTATTGATATGGTCGTAGGGTTGCAAAACTATTTCGGCATTGATAATCCAGCCGTGCAATTTAATGGTTATCAAGCAGGATTGTTTATCAACTCTGCGGTCAATGGCATAAATGGTCTTGATACTGGCACCATTGCTGCTAGTACACAATATGCGATTTACCTAATCGGTGATTCTCGTAATTATAATCCTACGGGAGGAATACTTAGCTTAACTAGCAATGTTGCGCCTGTATTACCGGCTGGTTACGATTCTAATCGTTTAATTGGATTCATCGAAACGGATAGTAGTTCACACTTTGTTTATGCCACACATAAACCGCAAAATATTGGCGGCCTGCTAACCTATTTCAATAATCCTGGCATTTCAGTTTTAACCGGCGGTACTGCGACAACATTTACAGCTATTGATTTGACTACCAATAGCGCAATACCTACAACGACGTTACCCAATGTTATTGTGACCTTCCTTGCTACATTCACTCCTGTAGCAGTTGGTGACGTTGCTCAATTTAGACCTACTGGCTCTACTGCGACCGGCAATCTACCCACGATAACTGGCATAGCCGCAGGTTTTGCACAAACACAGTACATCCAAGTCATTGCGGGCGTTGGTTCTTCAAAGCCTGAAATTGACTATCTTGTCACGTCAAGCAGTGATGCTCTGACGCTGACGGTTGTTGAATGGGCTGGTGTTTCAAACAGCGCATATCCTGTATTGGTATAATAGTTAACATAGGAGCGGTAATCATGGCTTACACGGCTGAACAACTGGTTACACGCTCCTGGTTCTTGTCAGGTATTGTCGCAAGAAACCTGCAAATAGCTACCGGTGATCAGATTAACGATGGTCTCCAAATGCTTAATGACATGCTCAACTTTAAGCAGATAGAGACCGATTTAATACCATACTGGCAATATATTACTTTCAATTGCGTACCACAGCAGGAGTATTATTTTTTGCCATATGTGGCGGCTATTGAACTATCTACGTTTAACATTAATGTTGTTAGATATCCGATGGTTTCGACCAGTCGTACTGACTACTTCGGCTCATCTCGCGTTGATAATATTTACACATTGCCGTTCTCTTGGAATTATGATCGCGCTGTTGGCGGTGGGTCATTTGGAATGTACTTTATTCCTGATCAACCATACCCCATAAAGATGAAGGTTAAAATATTCTTAGTGGATGTAACACTCACGACTGACCTACAGGACGTTACCGAGAGTTTTACTAATACCTACAATGTACCTAATTACACGCCTTATACGTTCATCAATAATGATATTCAAGGTTATGATACTGCTTATATAGAGTATTTAAGATATTCATTAGCTCGGTACATGTGCTCGGAATATGGGATCTTATTTAACCCAGAATCTGAGAAGATTTATCAAGCGATGGTTAGGAAGCTCATGTATATGAGTCCGCCGGATTTGACAGGTAAGAAGTTGTCTATTTTGAACGCTAGTCGTGCGCCAGGGTACTCATGGGGAGATGTCAATGTCGGGATGGGTTGGAGGCCATAATTTAAACACGCTGCATCATATTGCCGACGCCGGCAAAATGGTCACACAGCAAGGACGCACTGTAATGTCAGAACAAGAAGCAATTTTAAGAATGTCCCAATACAAAAGCTTAGTAGAAGCAAGATTGACGCGACTGGAAATACACAATCAAAATATTCTGGATGACATCAAAGAAATAAAGCTTTCTATACGATGGCTTATTGGTGCTGTGTTTGGTTTGAACACTACGATTATTGGGATTTTGACTAAGGGGTTTGGGATTTTTTGAGGAAATTAAATTATCATTACTAGCCAATAATAAATCGAGAATAAATAATGGTTAAAGATAATGATAAATTAACTGACGTGCTCAATGAGACATGTGTTGATATGGTGACTTGTATTAGAAATCATATCAATGATTTAGATAATAATGAGATGTTCCAATTTGGAATAGAGATAGCAGGATGGCTTTTAGCGTATACGGCTCATACTTTAATTAAAGATGATTCACCATCAGCAGTAAAATATGAACTTATTGATGACATAAAAGATATAGCCAAGAGTATACTAGAAGTATTTATTGAAAGGCATGAAAAAATGGTAATTAAACAGAAAGAGTAATTTACCAACTAATTACCGACTAACCAAGGATGGAACAAAGCAAGTGATTGCAAGAGGACAGAATTTCAAACAAGTTCCGCTTAATATTGTAGGTTCGAGCGTTTTTGGAAGATATCCGAAAATTAGCATCGAAAAAACCTACAATATGTTCCAATCTGATAATTTTTTAGTGCCCTATGCTGGATATAATATAAGCATCTTGGCATCGTACTTTAATAACGCAGTTGAAGGACGTGGTGTGTTTACCAGTACTAAATTTAATCGCCTAGTCGTTGTCCAAGGCTCTAGCGTTTATTTAGTCAATGTTAATTACTCACAGCGAACCCAGAAAGTTACATTTTTCGAAGTCATTAAGATTGGGCAATTACAGACTAATACCGGTGTGGTCTATATCGCTGAAAATAATAAACCACAAATTGGTATTTCAGATAACACCGCGTTCTATATTTACGATCCCACATTATCACCGTCATTTCAGGCCATCCCGCTAGACTTCCAGCCAGGCTATCTTACCTTTCACGATACGCATTTTATCATGCCAGCGGTTGGTACTAACAATTGGCGGTTATCAGGCAATAATGATGGTACGCAATGGCCATTTGATCAGTTCAGTGTAGGCGCTCTGCAATCTAAACCCGATAATACGGTAGCAGTTGTACGGTTTCCGTCGAAAGGTAACATGATATTTGTCATGGGAAGTATCGTAACGGAGGCATGGTTTGATACCGGCGCGCAATTGTTTCCTTACCAACGCACGAACCAATTTAATATTGACTACGGCTGTTTAAATCCAGCAACCGTTGCCTACATGGATGAAATCGTAGTATGGCTTGCCCAGAACGAAAAATCTGGCCCGATTATCATGTACTCTAATGGTGGCATGCCGCAAAAGATTACAACCGATGGTTTCGATTATCTATTTTCAACACTACAAAACCCGTCAGATGCACAAGCGTTTCTATATCGCCAAGATGGCCATTTGTTCTATCACATCAATTTTTACAGTGATAATTTATCGCTCTATTATGATTTTTCTACGCATAAGATTTATCACGCATGCGATCAGAATCTAAATTATTTCATAGCGGCTCAGGTAGCGTTTTTTAATAATCAGTATTATTTCGTGTCGCGTAACAGCGGCAATCTATTTGCATTTGATACGACGCTCAATACTTATGAAGACGTAGATTCGCTAGGCAATATTACAGTCAATGAAGTTCCCAGAATTAGAACATGTGCCAACATTAGGCAGCCATCACAAGAATACCAAATTATTAATGATATTGGTTTTACAATTGAAAGTGGCGAGACAAATTATCAGCAGCAGTCGCTAGGCGAAATTATCCTAATTACGCAAGATGGTAACCCTATAGTGACTCAAGGTATGTTTCTAGGTCTTATCACGCAAGATTTTAAACTCATAATCACACAAGATGAAAACTGGATTGTGAGCCAGCAAAACGGTCAAGGCACCGAAGCAGAACTTATCGCACAACAATATGCTAATACCGGAACGAGTAATTTATCACTGCCGCATGTGGATTTATCCATATCAACCGATGGTGGCGCATCATTCGGCAACGAGTGGGCTTACTATTTGCCGCCAATTGGCGTGAGAAAGAACCGTTTAATGTGGTGGCAATGCGGGATCGCAAATGATTTTGTGCCGCAATTTAAATTCTGGGGCTTAGGAAGATTCGTAGTCACAGATGGCGTAGCTAATACAAGGACGTAAATATGACATCAACTCCCAATAACCCAAAATCAATATTTCCTGATTTACCCAGGGAAGTACCCGCGGTTGATAAAGATGGTGATTTTAATGAGTTGTGGAGTCTTGGGTTTGCGTCATTGTTTCAGGCGCTACAAGAAAATTTCAGCAATGAGGGCATATTATTTCCGCCATTAACAGCAACAGAAATTGCGTCTATACAGTCGCTGTATACGCCTTATATAGGTTCACCATTGCCGATGACGCTCCCCGATATCAGTGGTAAAACAGTATTTGATAGTACCAATAGGGTATCAAAACAATTTATAATAACATATGATGGT